TTTGGAATCTGAGTTTCGCTGCGCTTTCGTTTTCACGCTTGGCGAACTCACGGAAGAATAAGATTACATTCTTCCCATTTAACACTTCAACCATTTGATCACTCCTTATTGTAGTTAAACGCCACATCTATGTGATAGTGAAGCAGAGGTGTTGAGTCGGCGTAATCACTCAACACCCGCACATTAAATTCACTAACACTCACTCTATATCCGAACGCATCTCGCACCGTCCAGCAATCATCTCTCAGTTGCGCTGTCCACGCGTCTAGTTGTCCACGGTGCTTCCGTAAGCCGTACAGTCGAATGGTTTGCGATGCTGTTCCAAGCACATCATTGTTAATCCGCCCAGTATCCGTTTGCGCATCCAGCCAGATGAACGGATACTTCTCATCAGCTTCCGGGACATAATCAAACGTTGGTCCCAGTGCTTCACAGACTTGAAACAACTTTCTGAATAAAGCAAAATTAGGTGTCATTTAAAGACCCCTTTCATGGCTTTCGTCATCTCTATGCGGTACTTCGGCTCGATATACTTCATCATCGGGCCCATATACGGCTGTGCGCTCATATAACGGGTACCATACTCTTGGAATCCTGAGTATCCAGCCGGCGACTCAATGATTGACTCCATACCCTGGTGCCGGGTAAAGATATGGTCACGCAAATATTCCGTGTCGTGTGGTGCGAATTGGAACGCAATTCGCTTGCCCTCTTCACCAGCATTCTGAGTTACTTTAATTGCTTGTTCAACGGCTTTCGGATGGGCGTTTGAGATTGCTGCACTTAACTTCTCAATACCTGTCCATTTCACGCTTATACTCATTCAATCACCCGCTTTACATGTACCGCGCCTTTAATCATCACATCAAGCTCTTCTAGTGGAACATACGTCTCACCTTGATATTTCAGCTTCTTGAACGCTTCTTGCGCTTGACTAAACCGCACAATGCCAACCTTGTTCTCGCGGGTTCCATACAACTCAAATTGCTTCCCCCGTTGCATGAATGTCCACAGACAAGGCACCGTTCGCTCAATGATTTCGCCACTTTGCTCATACTCGCCCGTTGCGGGATTGAACCGCTCAACGGTATCATCACTATAAATTAAGGTCACTGTATCTGGAGTCTTCACCAGAACATCACCTTACCTTTTTCACGACTATCTTCGTCGTATAAATCAAACTCTTTTTCTAACAACGGCATAAACTCATCAAATAGACTTGCCACGTAATGCGCGCTATATCCGTCCACACGCTCCTGACTCATACCCTCGCTTCCTTTGCGATTGTAGAGCTTTGCAGCAACTGTAATGATAATAAATTCATACCGTGAGTGCACCGAATGCGCACCCGTTATTAAACGGAAATGCGCTTCAGCATCGTTCAGAAAATCTTCTAACAATTCATCTTGGATTGTATCTTTAATGCCTAATCGACGCTTCAGCTTATCCAACATCAGCTTCACGTCCCTCCGCTAAAGCAACCAGTTCCTCCTTCAGCATTGACATATTGTGGTCAATACCTCGCTCGGTCAGAACTTCAGATATATCCGCTTTAGTCATCGCATTATAATTTCTCGGCTCCGAGCCAGCCGTTACGATTCCCCCGACGTATCTTCTTCAGACTCGCCAGTTTCAGCGCCTGGCGCTTCTAACTTCGCAAAGGCTTCATCTTTCAACGTCATGAATGCGACATCCATTGTTGCACGTAGAGCAATTAACTCTTGTTCGTACAAGTTCACTGGTGTGCCGTCTGAATTTTTGATCGTGGAAATCTGTGCATCTTCAGAAATCTTGAACGTAATGTTGTAAGGAACACCGTAAATCAAGTTCTTCGTCCAGTCCCCAGCGTAGATAATACCCTTGCCTAAGTCATCATAGTGAACGGTTGTAATCCCGTCAATTTGACGTGTCTGACGGTCATAGATAGACTCACCTTTGTCATTCACAGCTTGGCGTAATGTTGAGTGGTTACGGTTGTTTGATACGAACGCTTCAACTGTACCACCTTCATCATAGATGACGTCTTCTAACGCTAGCACGTTATCAAATGTGATTGGTCCTTCGATTTTCTTAGCCACCTGATCCACAGAGAAATCAAACGGATTGTCTTTATTTAAGATCGCCGCTTGGTCAAACTTCTTGTAGAATGCTTCAGCAATATCATCTTTCATTTCGTTAAAGAATTGCGACCATGTGTAATTCAAGTACTCACGAGAAGCTAAGATAATCACACCAAGCTTCTTCGCACGCATGGTTGCTTCAGCAAATCCAGGTTTAGAGGTCTGGATCTTCTGACCTTCATCTACCCAGTAAGCACTAACTCCGTCCGTTTGGAAAGAGAATTTCTTTTCTTGACGTCCATTCATCTCTTCATATTTACCTAAACGCATAACTAGCGAGTGGTCTCGAACTTCTTTCATCACTGTTCCTGTCATCTCAGGCGTAAATGAACCATCCTTTTTCTCGCTAAGCATCACGTTAGCTGGATTAAACTCTTGTACTGCCATAATGTTCTAATCTCCTTTATTTTTAATAATATTTCCTGCTCGGAAAAAATCTCCCAGCGATTGATTGTCTCCTTTAATTTGACGTCCCCCGCCACTGATTGGCGCTTTGCTAGACGCAAATTCATTCTTCACATCGTTTAAGATCGATGCTAATTTTTCTGCTTTGTCCGACATTTCTTCTAGTGAACCAGCCGACACCAAGTCTAACGTTCGGTCATTGACTGTAATTCCAAGCTCGCCCAATTTATTAATTGACTCATCACGGATCTCACGTTGCTTCTTCTCGGCCATCAATTCTTGAATTTGCTGTTCATATTGCGCTTCTTGCTCTTTACGCTTGCGCTCCGCTTCTTGCTCTTTATAGTCTCTTAATTCTTTCTCAGACATCTGTGCTTCCGCTTTTGCCTTCTCCACAGCTTCTTGAATTAGCGTGGACTGCTGTTCCTTTAGCTCATCTAATTCAGCTTGGTGTTTCTCTTCTTCTTTTGCCAATCGTCGCTTCATTTCCGCAACTTTAACCGTCTGCTCATCTTGCTGTTTCTGTTCTTCACTCATACAAATAACCTCCATACGCTTTATACGTGCAACCTCCACGAAATCTCATGCACCTTTTTATGTCATAAGCACGGTTTGGACAATACAGGGATAGCAGGAATCGAACCCGCACCAACGAGTTTGGAGCTCGTTATTCTACCGTTAAACTATATCCCTAAAAAAGCACCTACCCGCTAGGATCGATGCTATTCGTCTATTTCAATGTCTTCCATCAAATGTTTGCCATACGTGCTACATCTGCAATTCGGATGCATGACCGGAAAATTAATCCCTTGATCCGCATCTTCGGTTTTGAATATCAATCCGTCAAGCGGTGCACACTCTTCGCAGGCATCAGCTTCCGCAACATAGATATAATGTTCAAAATCATGTTTTTTATACATCGCTTTTTGAGTGTCCGATATAATCCGACGTTCTTCCGTCTTAATTAAACGCTCTGCATGGCTCTCAGCGACTTGCATCCGTCGTGCTAAGTACTGCCAGTTCTTGCGATAGCCGTCCATATTGACGTGCATATCCGTCATCACATTTCTTAACTCACGCTGTAATTTGTGGAAATGTCCGTGACGTCCCCAGATTTTTCCAGAAAAATTGTTCCCGTAGAAATCAGCATTTACCAGCTTTTGAACTTCTTCAGAGGTAATCGGTTGGCCACCCAGAATACCTGCTTGACGTTGTGCTTCTCGCATACCTTCTTCCGTCATAGCAGATAAGCCTAGTTTCTCCACATCATCGTATAGCTCAACCATCGTTAAGTTCGCTTGTGCGAGCATGACTTCTTCACGGCTTGCTCTCATCTTTAAGTTGTATAGTTTCAGCCACGCATTGGTATCCGGCGTAAAGTCACGCTCACGAACGGCTTTCGCTGCTCTTTTCTCATACTGACGGACATCGAACTCACTTGCTCGTTTCTTCGCTTCAGCGACTGTAATGCCTTCGCTACTTGCATAGCGCATGTAGTAGCGCTCTAAGTTCTCTCGCATCAGATTAGTTGACCGTTGGAAGTATTCCCGGATTAATTGTTCACGGTTGATATGTCGCTTAGCTAGCTCGGTATCATGCTTGCGCTCTAAGTTATATAGTTTCTGCTTTAACTGTTTGTCTGTAATCTCGCTTACCGCTCCGAACCTAAGCCTTGCCATTGCTGATCCCTCATCTCCGCATCCGTCATAAATGGCACCGAACGTTCGAATTCTTCGCTCTCTAAACGTTCTTGTTCTTGCTTGTAATCCGTGAATGACGTGAGTTCCGCTAATGTTTCTTGTGACAGCTCTCCACCAGACGCACGGAAGTGTTCGACTTCTTCCCAAACATCTTGTGGTAAATTTTCATGGAACGTGAACGTTAATTCGAATGGATCAAACGGAATGCCATTCAATTCTTTGTGGATACCAGCAATTAACTTATACCGACGTCTGAGCGCCTTCGTATAATAACTGACTTTCGTTGCTTTCAGTTGTTGTAATCCAATCAACTTGTACTGGATCGCAATACCAGATTGACTACCGAACTTGTCATCATCGATATTCGGAACGTTCACGAGTTTGTAAATATCATCTAGCAAACGCTTCTTATAAGCTTCTGTTCCGTCCACATCGTACTTTTTGTGGACATAATCCGCATCTACAGATGTCTGCTTCCCGTCAACCGTCGTTCCCGATTGCAATAGGAAGATGTTCGCTTTGCTCATCAGGAATAAATCTTCAGGCGCTAACCCACTGTTCTGCAAGTCACCTTTAATCACCAGCGCAGCATCATTTAAATCACTCATGTAGTTCGCTGTATCGGACTGCGCACTATCATATGCATCAAATAAGCCAATTTCATTCTCCCAATCCCCTTCGCGGAATCGGTTATTCTTCCACTCAACAACTGGTACATCGCCGTATAGGTGCTTACGTCTACTTGCTTCATTTAGCTGAACTTGACTCTCTTTGGTCGGCGCATATTGGATAATCTCTCTATCGGTATAAACTGTAATATCCAACTCATCACCATAAATCGGCACGTGTACCGCTCCAATAATTCCACGTTCAACCGTCTTCTCACGGATCACAAACATCTCCTTAAAGTCAATTAAATGAATGCAATCGAACCCGTCTTCATTCCGGCGGTGGAGTTCGTACGCTCTGCCCACACGAGACGTATCAAAGATTAATTCCTGGTTTAAATTATCCAGATCATTAAACGTACTGATTGAGTCCAATTCATTCTGCTGTTGATCGTTATCAGCACTGATATCAATCGGAATACTCGCAATAAAACCCGTCGTAAAGTGGCTAATATAACCGCCCCAATTATGACTGATACGGTGGTCAGCTTTGCCTTCGTTTAATCGTCTGCGACCCGTTAAAATCGTGTGGTTATGCCCCTTAGAATAACCCTCCAGTATTTCTAATCTAGGCTTCTGTACTTCTAAGAAGTGCTGTATCATCTCTCTCAAGTCTTTCGGATTCGCCAGCAGGTCATCCATAGACTCATAGACGTACTCTTGATTGCTCTCATCATCAAACGTCAGTGTATCGAATCGTTCGTTTAATTTTATCTTTCCTTCACGCTCATCTCTTGCGCACTCAAAATCATTCACTCTCACTCTAGATCAACCCCCTAGCCTCTTTAATTCTCGTATTTAATGACTTGCTACCGCCATGTTTGTAGCCGGTGTATTGTTGTAAGGCATACCTGCTTGCATCAATCACGTGATTGTATGAATCGCTCGGCTTATTAATATATTCGCTTGTTTGCTTGTCTTTCTGCCACGTGTAGTTTTCCAACTCTTCTTTCAGTTTCACACAGCGTTCATCAACGATTAAATCATATTGTTGCATGAATTGGATTCCTTGCAGAATACTGCCTTTCGGTTTCTTTGCTGCGATCATTCGTGTAATGCCGTGATTACGTAACTCTGCAACTGATTTCTGTTCTGCTGAATCCGCCACAATCACTTCTTTCGCATAACCTAGCCGTGTAATCACACTAGCTATCTTATCGTTCGTAAGTCCCCGCTTCACATACTCTTCCACAAAATATAACCGTTTGTTTTGCTCGTCAACTTTTATGTGGATAAAAGCGCTAGGATCGTTGGTATATCCAAAATCCAGACCAAAACAAGACGGCAAATGGTCTATCTTCGCCCGGTCTATCACTTCAGACTCATATTTTGGAAACACCAACTTATCTAGTGTTGCAAACTCGCCCAGCGCATAAATCTTATAATAAGCTTCATTTCTTTGCGCTAAGGCTTCAATATTCTTGCGCGTCATATCATCCAGAAACGAATTATCTTTATACGTCGTTTGATAAACAGCCGTATTCTCTGGATTCTTTAAGAAGAACGCTTTGTACACCCAGTTTGCTTTAGAAACCGGGTTAAACATCAAATAAATTTGTTTGTGTGGGTGTTTCTTCTCACGTAAACGTAATGTTAATTGTGTGTAATCATCTAGTGTGAATTCGGACGCTTCTTCCATAATCACGTCAGAAATACCCTTAATTGACTTAATCTTCTCTGGGTCATCCATACCTTTGAATAAAAACTCTGCACCGTTTGGTAGCTTTATGCGGTAGTCAGATTTATTAATTTCGCAGTGATCCAACACACCAAACGTCCCCAAACACGCCAGAACATCTTCATAAATCGAATCACGAACCGAACGAGCGACTTTCCGCAACCAAAGCATTTTGCGCGGGTACTTCCAGTCTTTCAAGGCTTTCAGTACAACCTTCTGCACAACACCATGTGACTTCCCACTAGAAGCACCACCATAATGCACTTCAGTAAAGTTAGAATAATCGCTCAGCAACTCATAGATGTGCTTGTTAAACACTTGTGACGGCTTTGAGAAACGGATGGTTAACTTACTCGTCATCCCAATCACCGACTTCGACTGTGATGTTGCGGTTAGTTTGCTCTACTCTATCCGTCCACATCGCATGTCGTTTTCCTAAAAGTTCAGACGCTTTGATACGATCTTTGATAGACGTTGACATCTCAACTGCATATCCCGTCCCAGACGAGAGTTGTTCTTCTCTTAATTCTCCTCGCATCACGCTTGTCAAAAACTTTAATATCTCATCTTGCTTAGCAATCTGTTCATCTTCATGTTCTTTCAAGCGTTTATCTATGTATTCACGAATTTTAGGTTTTGTCAAGTTTTCATGACCGATTGCACCAGCCGTTGAGTCAGAATAACCTGCTTTTCGAGCAGACTCTGTTGCGTTCCCGCTAATGATGTACTCATCAGCAAACTTCTTTTGTTTTTGTGTTAACTTCCCACTAATAAGTCATCACCCTTTCTTTTTTATGTACACAAAAAGCCCCCGTTAAGGAGCTTTTCAACAACTATTAGATAGGAGGTGCTCTCCCGTCGGAAAGAAGTAAGAAGTCCATGTCCAAACTTCCTACAATACTAATTATACGCTGATTAAAGCCTTAAAAGTGACATCATTATGTCACCTTTCCCAAGCTAAATATTTACTTAGTTCAATCAATAAATTATTATGCCTGCGAATGCACGTTCGCCTGCTGTAATTCACGTCCATAGCGACTTTAACCCACTGAAAATCTTTACGATACCGCAAGTGTAAGATACGCTGATCCACTCGTTCGCACTCTCTTAAGAACTTCTCCACACACATCAACCGTCGCTCAAGCGTAGCCAGTTTGAAATCCATAACACGGTTCAGTACTTCACGTTCTGTTGGATCCCCCACACGACTATCATTAACTCGTATCTTCACATCATTCTCTGGTTGAGGCGGATAAGCGAGCTCTAACTTCCTTAGTTCAATTTGCTGCGCTAATTTTCCGCTATAATAATCCTTTAAAACTTGCTCGCTTCTCACGCTCTCACTCCTCTTAAGATAAGTCTTTGAGATGTACAGGATAAACGCTGGGATCCACTTCCCATATATATTCAATAAAACGCGGATTGACTTGAACCGGATTATCGATTATCCTTGAATCATCATCGCTCACCACATGTATATCCACAAATAATTCTTTCTCGAATGCTTGATAAACACTCTCCATGAGATCATTATTCTTCTTGTCTATACAAAACATTTTTGACAAATCGTTTTTCGTGCCTATTGCGTATACTTTATATTCCATTATTTATCCTCCTTATGCGCTTCTATTTTAAACAAGTAACAAGTCACAGCAATGCTGATTAAAAAAATCAATAAATTAATTCCTAAATAAATACCAACAATCCAAAGTATGACCTCAAGTATACTCATTGTTTATACTCCCCTTTTTTTGTTCCAGTCATCTTCATCATCGTCCAGGCTCTTGTGGACGAGATACCAGCGATAAACTATCATCATCTTGATCAGAAAAATCAAGAAATTAAACCCTAAATAAATTGCACCCATCCACAATAATACATTCCAAAAATTCATTATTCATACTCCCTTTCCAATACCACAATATCTCCTCTTCGCTCAACGACTTCATAGCCACGCTTTCTCACAACCTTATCAAAGTCTTCAAATTGACCGATCACTTCCACACGCTCCATTTGCTGATAAAATCGCTTGTTCACAAATGCATCACCGACCCCAATCATCAATAGCACCGCTATAACCGAACAAACATTACTCAATCGCTTATTTCGTTCACGATAGTAATTCACATAGTAAATCATTTGGTATAGCAAAGACAGCAAAACCACTACATAAACTAGAGATATTGGCATTATCGGTTCCATAAACACTTCTCGATGTAACACAATCATCAATCTCCATACCCTCCCCTCTCCAATCTTGCTGCATAATCAATTAATAATCCATTCGCGTTATAAAGATCCTGTATCATCCCCTGCACGTCATTCCACGACAGATTTTCAAACTCGATTTGGTCCCTAAACTGCTTCATACCTGATAGCGTATATTCTTCATCGCTATGTTTAAACTCACTCAATCGTTTCATCGCTTGCCTCCGAATTACTACTCAATAGCATATCTTTTGATTTCCACGGACCTTTATTCTGCATATAATCATCTGCATTAAACGCATTCCCCAATTTTCTGATGCTCTCTTCCAACTTCATTTCTTCATTCAGCACGGCCCGGCAAAGTGACTCTTCATACCGATCAACCGTTTCTTCATACTCTTCTTTTGTCCCTTCCATAACCAGCACTTGCATTAAACAATAATTCGCTAAGTCCATATACGTATCTCGCTTAGACTCAAAATACGCCCCGCTGTCGG